ACCAGACGTGCTGCCGCGCAGCGACGAGCCTGTAGCTACGATCCGGTGACACCAAATCGCGCCACGATATCTCTCTGGCGTCGATGATCTCATTCGTGATCTTGACCCAGTCTCGCTTTCGGAGCGCGAGCTGCTGCTTCGTGATGGCGATCTGCTCCTCCCACTGCCGCTTCACTCTCTCGATCTGCTGCTTCGTGATGTGCTTGTTGCGCTCGGCCAACTCAGCCGCAGCCCGAGCGTCCGCCTCTACCTTCGCCTTGGCTTCAGCGATCTTGTCCAGCCTGTGCCGGTTGGCTGCGTCGGCCATCCGCTGACGCACGCCCTTGTAGTGGTCAACCATCTCCTCCATCACCATGCTCATCGGATCACCTTCACGCAGTAGTAGGGTGCGCTCGAGTGGTCCTGCGGCTTGAAGCGAGCCGTGAACACGTCGCCCTCGACGTAGCCCTTCTCATGCAGATCGGTGACGATATGCGGCGGCAGGAACACGCTCTCACCCATATCGTTCATCGCGTAGCCGTAGACCGATGACGATTCCGACGTCATCATGCGCGTGATCACGACGTCTTCCTCTAGAAGAGACGACGACTTGCGCGTGGCTAAGTCGATGATGCTCTCAAGGGTGCCGCGCTGCGGTCGCGTCCTCATGTTCAGCCAGTTGTCGACGGACTGCTCCGACACGTCTAGCTCCTTTGCGAGAGCCTCGACCGACCCCGCCTTTCGGTATGCGTGGAATACGGCTTCCAGTGGTGAGTTGTTCATTTTCGTTTCCCGTTTGTTGATAGAGCCGAAGCCCAGTTGCTGTTATCTCACATCCTTTAATCGTGTCTCTCCGTCTGCACAGATCAACCTTATTCCCATCTTAATTTCTTCTCTCTTCCTCGCTTCATCAATCGTTTGACTGGACCAAATATTGAAAATTAATTCAGAGACAGTGTAATTCAATCCCGTGCTTTTTTTCAGCGCCAACGCATAATCTTGCGCCTCCAGAAATGTTGAGGAGCAAAAGACAGCATTGTATACTGCGTGGTGTTCGATAATCGCTTTGAACGTGTCTTCTTCTATTGGCGTGACATAAAACATTTTCTTCTCCCGTTTCAGTTTGTGATTGCGTCAAGAACAATCACGGAGCCGCACACTGCGGCCATGAATAGCGCGAAGCCGATGCCCTCGATGATGAATGTGATGAGTTTCATTTTCTTCCGATCCTTACGTTTTAAGATTGCAATGATTTTGAGATTTGGTGTTCAAGTTCTTTTCGGCTTTCAACAATTAACCCGAGGCCGATACCGTAGCACCGCCATCCCTGTGAATCGTTGACAATGCGAATATCTGGCCGTCCTGTTACGCCGTATTGTGCGCGTGTATAACCAAATGTTGGGTGCCAATCTCTTGGCTGTGTTTTTACGATTTTGATCATTTTCTTCTCCCGTTGGTTGGTGGGGAGCCGCAGCTCCCCGTGTTAATTAGTATGCCTCGTTCTCATCGTTGTACCCGAGAGCGTCTGCTTTCCAGTACATCGCCTCGTGATGTTTGCAATACTCCTCCTCCTCGTTGAAGTAATCGCTCTCATCGTACACGCGCTCTTGGTCGCCAATCGCCATCTTGCGCTCGGCTGCGTACTCATCAAATCCGTCAATATCTACCCGCCGCCGGATCATTTCAATTTCGCGTACATACAAACCAATCTCGTTGATCAGGGAATGGACAGTAGCAGCCGCCATCGTCCGCTTAGAATAACCGATCTTGACCGTGGCCATTGGGCCTTCGCCGGGGAACTGCGTGATGCAGCCGCACACTTCGCCATCAATCAAAACATCCCACACTGGAACGTCGTTCTGGACTTGCTTTGTCGTTACTTGCATTTTCTTCTCCCGCTTGTTTGCCGGTCAACCAGACCGTGAATCAGTGATAAACGTCTTTTGAAAAAGATACAATAGGGAAAACACGCATATCGCAAAAATAATTTTGCGCACGAAAAAGCCCCACCGGGCGGGAGGCACCGGTGGGGCTGACGGAGACATCTCTCAACGCCGCTCGCCTGATCAACGAGTGGCGGGATTGTAGCAGAGTTAGCGGCGGTCTTCCATAGCACCGCGCCCAGCTTGAGCGCCGAGCAGGCCGAGAACCGGCAGCGGTATCTTGCGACCGTAATACCCCTTAGATGTCGCATATGGCCCACCAAGAGCCGCCAGAATGCTCACGGGATCGAAGCCGAGCACGCCACCCACAGCGCCACCAGCAGCCGTTGGCGCAGCGCTCGACCGAGCACCTGTCAGCAAGTTCTGCACGAAACTGCGCTGCGCCGTGCCGCTATTTGGTACGGGGTTCGGGATGACGGACGCACCGGCACGGACAAGCTCAGTGAAATCCGTGCCACCTTCTGCGTACTGCTGCGGCCCGATCCGCCTGCGTTCAGCCGCAGCAAGTTGTGCCGGCGGGATAAACCCTGTCCCGAGCTTATCCTGCCCGGCTGTCCCCATCGCGTCCTCGATGCGCGAGAACACGGCGTATCGCCGGTTCAGGTCGCGCCACTTATCTTTCAGCTCCGGGCCACCGGCAGACCGTTCCATAGTGCTCTCAAGAATACGTTGCAGCCCACGCATTGCCTCGCCGTAGTAACCGGCTGACGGGTCCGTGCTGCGCTCAGCGCGTGACGCCTCCTCCGACAACGCACTCTGCAAGCGTTTGTAGGTGCTACCATCGCCAGTCTTCTCACCGGCTGCATACTTCAGGATTTCATCGACGCGAGCCTTGTAGATTGGCTTGATTGTGTCAGGGAATCCGACGACGTAGTCCTGCTCATTTCTAAGCAAGTCGTCAAATGTCTGTTCATCGCCCTTAAATGTCGTCTGCGCTTCTAAATCGTCATACTCCTTGCCGAGCTTGGTTCTCCCTTGCCGCAGTGCTTCTGGCGTCGCGATGTCGCTATCGAGGCCAGCCTGCTTGAATACCGCCCTCGTAAACCCACGCTGCTGCAAGTCCTCGGCTGAGACTGCGCGTGTCGCAGACGTCGGCAGGAACTTCATCACGCTCTCCATAGTGCTCAAGAACGGACTACCCGTCTCCGAGGCTGGCGTAAGCGGGACGCCGCGCTCCTGCAACATACCCACCTGACGTGACCGTTCAGGGCCGCCAGATGGCGGAACGATAGCCGTCGGCCTGACATATGGCGCAGCCCCGGCAAGCATACCCAAAGGCATAGCCAATGCTGGTGACATACCCTGCTCGACGGCACCCTGACCGACGGTTGCACCGATAGCCGACGACGCAGCCTGCGCACCCGGCTCTGCCGCAAGCGTCTGCATGACACTCTTGCCGGCAGTGAATTGCGGTAACGCACTAGCAACCCCACGAGCTGCGGCAGCGCCTGTGGCGGCATCTGTCAGAGCACGCGACGCACTCTGCACGACGCGCTCCGTGGCCGTCTCAGGCTGCGGCAGGCCCATGCTCGTCAGACCCTGCTCGATGGTCTGCGTCGCCGTTGGCTGGTTCGCGCCGCTGAAGTAGTTGTAGATCGACGTCCCGAGGTTCGAGATTGGTTCTGCGAGAGATGCAGCCGTAGCCCCGGCGATTGCCCCGGGTATTGCGCCAACACCCATAAACGGTGCGCCCATGGCGGCACCAAGCATAGCCCCACCGGCAGGGACAGCCAGCGCACGCGTAGTTAAGCCACCCTGACGCAGCAACTCCTCGGGCAGCGATCGGTTGGCCAGCTTGCGTGCGGCAAGAGCGCGTTGGTCGCGGATTAGCTTATTGTAATCAACAGCCATATCAATTCCCTCCTGAATTGAGTTGCTTCAACCGAGCCGCATATGCCGCCTTCGTGGCATTGTCCCACGCCTCAGCATTTACCCCCATATCAAAAAGTTCTTTGAGATTTGTCGTCGCCTTAATTTTATCGACAAGGCTAGCGCCACCCGTAACTAACTCTTCTTCCGTTGGCTGTTCAGAGTTTGGCGGCTGTGGTTGCGCGGACCTCAAGTTAAGAACGACGAGGCTCGGGTCGATCCCCATAGTCGTCGCCATTCTAGAATACTCATCGGAGAGCCTTTTGACGTCGCCGTACTGCGCATTGACGAATTGTTCCGCGATCTTGACCAACTCATTCCTGATTTCTGGTGGCAGGAACCCGCCACCCGATACAGACTGGAACGCTGAAGTAATCTGCGATGGCAGGCCCATCTTCTGGCCGACCGTCGCGAACTCGCTCTCACGGACAACCGACGTCGGGTCGAGTGTCTTGAAGAAGTTATAGACGAGCGTGATGTCGTTTACGCCTGTGCCGATACCGGCTTCACCACCGTTTGCGCGTTTTGCGATGTCTGTGATGACGTTCAAGTTGCGCTGTGATTCGGTGAATGTCTTGACTGCTGGCAAAGCTATAAACTCAGCACGGAGAGGTTGAGCGGCAGCAAATGCGGCGGCCTTTGTTTTCGCTGTCGTGTCTGCCTCAATTACCTTTTCCCACTGGCGAGTGCTTCGGTTGAACTCGTATACGATATCTCCGACTATTACTCTCTCTCTTTCCTTTTCGTCAGCCGAGATAGTCTCTTCCCACGCGCCTTCTGCGTCATTATATGTGTACAGCGTCCCGTTTACGATTTGCGTCTGCTGCGGCTTGGCAGCTTCAGGCTTAACCTTTGCGGCCATATCGTACATCTGCTTTGCGTCATCGATACGCCCTTCTGCCGCAAAAAATTTAGCGGCTTTCATATATGTTTCGTAATCCCTCCCAGCGCCTTCTGCTGGGGGCATACCGCCCACCGTAGCGTCTCCTGTCGGGACAGTACCATCTCCAACAGGTGCCGCAGCCGGCCCAGTACCAATGCCCCTAAGCAAATCTTTCACCTTACGGTCGACGTCCGTCTCCAAAGCCCTAGTCGTGAGCTGCTTAGTAAGTATTTCCGACACGGCCTGTGGCGGCAGACCGCTCGGGTTGAATCCGTACTTGGCCGCAAACGCTGCCGGGTCTTTCATCTCGTCGGCGAGAGACTTCATCTGCTGCATCTGCGCCATCTTCTGCTCGTTCTCCGCACCGAGCAGGCGTCGCTGTGCCGCGTTATAGATGTCCGTCTGCGCACCACCGAACGCCGGGCCAAGCTGGCCGAGCAACTGCGCACGCTGCGATCCGCTCATCGGCTGGCCGGCAGCCAAGAGCAGCCCGGACACGTTGCCGAGAGTGTTCAGCGCAGCCTGACGCACGTCGCCCTTGGAGACGCCGTAGCGCTCGTCGATTGCGTTCGGGTCTGCGTACTCGCCGCCGCCGGTGAAGAAATCGAGAATTCCCATGTCGTGTCTCCTTAAAGCAGTCCGCGAGGGTATTGTAGCACCGGAGGCTTGCGCCTCTGGAAATCAAATTGCCGCAGCATCTCTACCGGGTCTTGCTGCGCCGACAGCGCCGCGAGCTGCGCGAACGACTTACCGGCGTCCGTGATCCGCCCCTGCTGCACCTTAGACGCAGCCTGCTGCTCCGGCGTCATCGGCACGGGTGCGTCGATAGACCCCGGCGCAATCTTGCTGCCGATCAGGCGCAGCGTCGTCGCGAGGTCTTGCGCGTAGACGGGTTGCGTAGTGGCTGCTGCTGCTTCGGTTGGCTGTGCTGACGCCATCATGGTCTGCGGTATCACAGCGCGAGACGGGATCGACTGCTGGTAATACTCTGGCTTCTCGCCTGCGGCTGCGTATTGCGACGCCGGTGCTGCGGCTTGGTATGCCGAGACGGCCTTGCTAGGGTTATCTTTCAAGCCCGTCCATGTCGGTGAAAGCGCACCCAGTATGCGTGATGATAAACCCTCAGCCTGAAGGTCTGCCACCAAGTCCCTGTTTGTCCGCGCCTTGTAATCCTGCACCGCCAAGCGAGCGGCCATCTCGTCCTGCGCCTCTGGCGTGAACGAGCCGCCACCGAGCCTGTCGTATGTTGAAGCCGTGATCTGATACTTCCCCGCAGCCGATGACGGGCCTGCTGGGCCGGGTTCGAATATGCGTGGGTGCTGACCATAGCCAGAGAACTCAGCGCCGCCCTTCGGCGTGTAGCGCACGTTGTAGCGGCCACCGCTCTCCGGTGCCGCGATAGCTTCGAGCAGGCGCTTGAGTATTGGGTCCATCACTGACCACCCCGGTAGTAGCGCAGGAAGTCCTCATAGCTGATCGGTGCCGTAAGAGGCGTCTGCGTCTGCATTGACGGGCCGAGGATACCGGACGGCATAGACGGCTGCGGTGCCGCAAGAAGCGACTGCTGCACCATCTGGCCGTAGTCCATCTGCGTCGCGGGAGACTGCGGCCCCGCGGTGTTGCTGTAGTCCAGCGGGATTGCGTTATAGAATGGCATATAGCTTGTCGCCGGTGCCGTTGGAACATACTGCGACACGTCGAACTCAGCCATCAGCTCGTCGATGGTCTTCGGCTTGGCTTTGCCGCCGCCACTACTTCCACCGCCGCCCTGATCGCCTGAGCGATCTACGGGTGCGGGATCACGACCGCCATACTGCGACTTGTACTCGGATTGGCTCAAGTTCCCGTACGGGCCATATGAGTTGTAGACACCACCAGCACCATAGCTGTCGTAACGATCCACAACACCAGAGCCACGGCCTTGATTCTGGTATCCGCCGCCGCCAAACATTGAACCAATGTCGCTGAGTATACTCATTTCGCTCTCCTTATGCCGCAAACGCACGGCGCATTGGCCCGAACCCGAGGTTGACAGCCTTGCGACCGCCGATGTCTTTTACCTGATCGGGAAATTTCTTCTCGATGTCCTGAGCCATCGGCCCGACCACCTTCGGATACGACTTAGGATCGCCCTTGTAGCGGTATGCGTACAGGTCGAGGCCCGTCTCCTTGTCCTTGCCCATCTTGGTGATGTCGGTCTTCATGCCCTCGTCGGATGCCCCGAACAGAGGCAGCAAACTAGCCAACCCACTCCCGGCTGAACCAAGCCCACCGAGAAACGACAGCATCGAATTGCCGCCGCCAGACGTTGACTGCGTCGTCGTCCCGACACCCGGCACGGCAGACGTGGCACCGATGCGGAGGTTGAGCATATCAATCGGGTAGTTCCGCTCGGCTTGGTATCTCTGGTACGCGTCATTGAGAAGCGCCTGCTGCTGGCCCTGCTGCGACTTGCCGATGTTCTCCAGAGCCGCCGCGTCCGCGTAGAGTGCGCGTTGACCGGCACCGGCAATGTCGGACAACTGCCCACCAGCCTGAAGCCGAAGCTGCTGCCCCTGAAGTGCGCGGTCCATATCGGTCTGCATTAAGTTTGCCGCCGTGTCGTAACCCTGAGAGCGTATCTTCGCACTGAGATCGCCTGCCTGCCGCGCAGTCTCGACGTTCGACAGTGCTTCAGCAATACCCTGACGCGAACCGCCGAACGCTCCGGCTGTGCGAGCGCTCTGAGCGATGCCCTGCTGCGCCTTGAGCCGCTGCGCTTCCAGACCACTTAGAGCGTTGGCCTCGACGTTCTGGAGGTATGGGTTCATGTACGCCCCGATATCGCCTCCCGTGAACGTGCCGGGTTGGTATCCCGCGACGGAAGCCGTAGTACCGAGAGCTGCACCGTACGCCGGTTGATATGCGCCGACGTTCTCGCGTGTCATGTTGTACGATGCGATCTGGTCTGGCGACAGACCGGCAGTGGTCTGGCCACCGTACTGCTCAAACGGTCGCTTGGCGATTGCGTCCGCGATTGCGATGTTCTCACGCGTCGGCTGCTCCAGCCACGCTGGAAGTTCCTGCTTCGACGTCGTCACTTGCGGACTGCTGCCACCCATTGCCTTACTCCATCTCAAACATCATGACGGTCTGCACCGTCTTCCAACCCGCCTCCTGAAGAGGCTTAACCAATCCGTGCCTCACATACGCACGACCGTAGTCGCACCCGTGTCTCTTTGCCAGATCGAGCAGCTCAGGGCGCAGAGCCAAGACGCTGTCGAGATCACCGGCACACAGAAACACGTCGATCACGCGCCTGCGTGGATATTCACCGATCTGGGTGACGATGACGGCACCGTCGTTCCAGATCGCCTGCATCGTACCATCACGCAGGCACTGGATCACGTCATCCAGATCGTGCGTCGATCCGCTCCTAGCTAGGCCGCGCTCCATAAGCGCGATGATTTTATCTTCACCTAATACCAAGCGGCACCGCCGTTGACGTCAGCACCCCGGCGTTGCTCACTGTGATCCGGTAAACCGAGCCATCCGGTGACTGCAACATGATACCACCAACTGACTGCGTAGGCGAGATGGCCTCGCCCATGGCCTGCTTGATGCTCTCGAAAGCTGAAGCCATATTGGAGGCGTTGTAATTATCTGGTGGCGTTGGAATGTTGAACTTCATCGTCTGCCTCTTGGCGTCAGGTCTAGGCGGATGTCGCCGACAGACCACGGTGCGTCCTCGGTCGCTTCTACCCGATATCGCACTTCTCTTCCAGTGACGCGGATGTCCGTGTAGCCGCTTGATCGTGGCGTGTACGGACCAGCCGTAGTCTCTGCGGCTTCCGGCGTCGTGGAGGCGTAGAACGTCAGCTCAGTCGATGCGTAGCCGTAGCCGGAATCGGTTATCGCCTGCTTCACCGTCATCAACGTCTCGCCGTTCGCCAAGTTCAGCGATCCCGTCTCGGCGTAGCGGTAGCCAATCAGTGACGCCCCTGCGGCAGTCCAGCCGTTTTCGTGGAAGTACAGGTAATTGTCACCGTCTGACGCTATCGGGTATGGGTAGATGCCCGACGGAGACGCAGCCGTGCGCGTCATCGCGCCGAGCGCCCACCAGCCCTCCATATAGTTGTAGCAGACGTATTGATCTGGGATCGAGTTGCCGGTGGACGGATACCAGAACCACACCTCATTGAACGTGCCGTTCTCTGACCCGTGCGTGTAGAGTTGCCGGGCGGCTGGGTCCATGTCCTGCAACACGTACTCGCCGACGTCAGACGGGAGAGGCTTGACGTAGCCGCCGTCGAATATCCAGAAGCCATTCGTCGACATCCAGATGCAGCGCCCTGAGAATGTCGCAAACGCCTTGGGCGCGATCAAGCCGCAGCCGAAGCCGATCCGCTCACAGCCGTAGATGTACGGCAGGCCGATATACTTCAGCAACCAGACTTCTTCCTCGGTGAAGATCAGCGTACCCTCGCGCACCGGGGCAGCCATGACGATCTTCGACTGCGTGTCGAGGTCGAGGAACCCGGCTGTCGTAGTCGCAGACGAGAAGTTCCACTCCGTGTAGTCCTCCTGACCGCTCCAGCCGACGCGGCGCGATTCACCGTCGCAGCCAAAGCAGACGGCAAACCGTTCAGGCGTGACGATGACGCCGCGATTATTTGTCGGGACCGCAGGGTTCGTCGAAGTACCGCCAGATGATGTCGCGTCAGCCGTGACGTGCGCGTATGTGAAAGTCGTTGCCGTCGCCGTTGTGGTGACGACATACGTGCCATCAAATGCGCTGTTGGTTACACCGGCGATGATGACGCTGTCCCCGACGTGCAGATCGTGGTCCTTCGTGGTCGTGATTGTCGTGACGTTTGTCGCGCTGACGGCTGTCGAGATTGTGGCTACGCCAACTTGCTTGGCTAGAGCGTCGCCGTACTCCCAGTGAAGCAGGCGACCGTCCGACGACGCTACAGCTAGAGCTTCCTCGCCCCAGTTGTCGATTGTCCATGAGAATGACGGAATGAAGAACGGATCGACCGGCCTGCGATCTGCGACCGGTAGAGATGCCGTCCCGCCAGATGACGAGGTATTGCCACCCGCATTGGCATAGGTAAATGTCGTCGTCGTCGGGACAGACGTGATCGTGAACGTGCCATCGAAACTAGCCGCGGAAACGCCAGCGATTAATACGCTCATGCCGACGGGGTACGAGTGCGCCTCGGCTGTCGTTATCGTGGCGACGTTGGAGGTTCTCACTGCTACCGTTATGACGTGCGAGGCGTAGTCCAGTCCGTAGAGCAGCTCACCGTAGTCGCTTGCCCCATACCCACCGTACAGCGAATTCTCTGGACCGATGTACGACGCCGGGGTGATGTTAACGTATGTCGAACTCTCTAACGTGTACAGGTCGTCGTTGCAGCCAACGAGCGACAGCTTCAATCCGTCGTTCGTCGCCCACGAGAAGATCGTCCGTATCTGGCTGTCGAGGGGCGTCGAGTTAATGCGCTGCCAACCGCCGACCGGCAGCAACTTGTTGCTCTGCCACCTGACGAGGTTGGAATCCCAATAGCGTCCCTTGGCCTGCAACGGTGTCGCTGGCTTGATTACTCCGGGCGGGACGGGTATCGGGACAAGCGGCATTATGCAACCCCTGATCGAGCGAGTTCTGATGCCGCTACTTGTACCTCATTTACGCGTCTGGTCCAACCCTTGCCGAACGTATCGAACGTCGATAGGCGCTGGAGGAAGTCGAGGCGTGCGTTTGAGATTAGCTTGACGACGTGGTCTGGCGGGTGCTGGGCCACGGCTGCGAGCGTACCCTTGCCGATCATACCGTCAGCGGTCGCCCCAACGGCCTCCTGCAACATCTTGGATGCACGACCTACGCCTGAGTTCACCGCGAGATCGTAGACGGCGTAGTCGACGCCGTCAGGCAGATCGTCGCCCTTGATCTTGTCCCAGTACTGCCGCTTGTAGAATGGCTTCACGATCTCCGGTGTCAGAGCACGCATCTCGGCCTCACCGACCGGCTTCTCGACGTAGGCTTCCCATGCCTTCTTCGTTACGCCTAAATTTGTCATCCCCCCGGGGTCTTTGGGGTGCATGGACCATCCCCCCTCATGCTTCAGCACCGCGGCGAACGCCTTCTCCCAATTCGCAATCATTTCTCGTCCCTCGGTATTGAGTTGTGGATCATGGCGTCCTTTTTCTGGGAGCCAGATGATGAGCCAAAGTAAAACGCCATGACGCCTGTCCACCCGGCTGATAGAGTACCGAGTAGCATGAGCAACACTTCCGAGCCGTTCATTGGCAGTCCGCTGACCAAGACGTAGGCAATGATGCCGAAATAGCCCAGCGTCACGCTGATCGCCAGCAGTCGTGGCAGGATGTCCTTCGTTTCCGTCTGCATCGTTCGAGCCGACTTGCGATCATCGACAGCAATGCGCTCCAGATCAATGTCTAAGCTCTTCATCTGCACTTTGAAGTCAGCGTCGATCTTTTTCACGGCAGCCAACTGCTCTGGCGATGCCGTAGCCATAGCTTCCATTACGGCTTCCTCTGAGAAGTCTTCAGCACCCAGCAGTGCCTTAGATAGGGATTTGACAGCAAGGCCAGCTAGTGGGCCTCCTAGAGCCGTAGCGATACTAGGGGCTACCGAGGATAGTAGCGGCCCGAATTGTTTAAGTAGGTCCATTTTTGTCTCCGGTAGATTTGCTGCCAAGCATGATGCCCGACAAAGTGCCTGTTAAGAATGTTGCGATAGGTGCGATCAGCTTGAAGAACTCCTGATCGTTTGGAGCCTGCCCGTCAATCGGCTGCACGACGAAGATCAGGCTGTACAGCACGGCGAACACAGTACCCGTCAGCGTCAGGCATAGACTTATCCCGATGATAAACTGGAGAAGGGCGTGGAGTTCGTCTTCCTTGATCCTCATCTCGCTACGGCTCCGCAGGGGTTTTGTTTCAGGGTGTCTGCGGAACAGGTTCCAGAGGCTGTGCAAATAGGAGGATTGCATTCAGGTGAGTCCCAGTTCTTGGGGTCTTGACACGGGTATCGGTAGCGGTCCTCGCACCCGGTTAAGACTATCATCATGACTATGACAAGGTACTTCATTTATGCGTAAACACCACCATGCCGATGCCAACGCAGGCGGCGAATAATATTACGGCACCGATGAGCCACGCGCCCATGATTAGGTCTTTGCGGTTCTCTTCAGCTTCGCGCTGCGCTGCAAGTATCTGTCGCTGGGCTTCCTTACGGGCCTCGATTATCTCTTTTTGAATGGCCGACCACGCTCCCACGCCGTATACAGAAACAAATAGATTGCGTGTATCTAGTTGTAGTTTCTGCGCCTTCTGCTTCAGCGAGTACAGCTTGATCGCCTCGGCCTCGTATTCGGCTTGGCTCTGGAAGAGCTTTTTCTTGCGCTTGCCGCTAGTGAGCTGCGTGATCTGGGCGATGCGACCGAAGAGCGTTGAGACTCGGTCTGCAACGTCTAGCATTTCGTGTCCACTATCGACGGCTGCTTTAAGTGAAGAAAATAGACTTACTGCGGTTCCGATAAGCGTAAAAGGATCCATTTAAGAACCCTTCTGCCAGTCTCTTATGGCAATAATAATACGGATCACGACAAGAACTAAGCCACCGACGGCAATGGCAAAACCAATCCAACCCTGCAATTCCGTCATCCATAGCGGCATTGTGATAGCACCCGTCGCTATGGTTGAATCAATTACAAGTTTGGTTTCGTGGATGGCCATAAAACCCTCTTACGGTTTGGTGGGCCAAACTGGATTGAGCGCGTCAGCCGTGGTCGCTGGTAGGTCACGCAAAGCCTGACGGTATGTCGCCCAAGCTGTCTGCGTCTCGGTGGGCATTGCTGCCCAGCGATCTGGTAGCACTTCAGTATCGCTTTCACGAAGAAATTCATCGCGTTGCCTACGCAATTTTGGTAGTGCTTCATCTGCATTTATCTGGGCAGCACGGGCAATTATCTCAGCGGCTTCATCATCCGGTATTGTGATGATCGTCTGCTCGCCCGTCGTTACGTTAACCTCTATCCGTTCCATGTGTTCCTCACTCATATAATATGTTTATCGAGCCAGCGTCGAAGGTATCAGTGCCGTTTACAGTGGTGATGCGAACACGGTCAAGAACAGCAGACAGCGTTTTATTACCGCCACCAAGAATAGCAAGAGCGGTGTTTGTCCCGCCTCCAACACAAGCGGCGGCCCAAATGTTCCCAGACACGTTTGTTATGGTCATGTTTCCAGAAAACGTAAATGCCGCACCGTTGTTGCCATACCCAAAACCCGTTGTCGGGTTTGCTCCCGTAGAGGAGCCGCCACTGAACGCATTGCTGCCCGTATATCCCGTATTCTCAATTCCTCCGCTGTCGCCAAGCTGTACAAGGCCAAAAGATGACCCGTTAGTGCTTACGCCATTGAACATTACCGTAATACGTTTTACCCAAGACGGGATGCCAGTAAAGTCAATGCTAGTGCCAGAGGTAGAGGCAACAGCAGTCCCACTAATAAGCATCAAATTACCAGCGGTTCCGGTGACAATGCCAGAAGAGTCGATACGCATACGTTCAGCATTAGAGGTGTAAAAAATAAGAGGGTTTGCTGTAACAACACTTACTTTACCAGCGACACTGTCGGTAAACATTAGCATTTCTATGCCAGTTGTGCCGGAACCAGCAGACCCAGATGTTGCTGTCTTAAATACCCCGCCCTCTGTGTTGGTAGAACCAGAGACTTCAAGTGTTTTATGTCCTCCACCAAAAGACTCTGGTGACGTTGATCCAATCCCAACATTGCCAGACGAATCAATAATTATTCTATCAGTGCTTGTGGTTGTATCAAATAATCTTGTATTCCCTACACTTGGTGAATACCATTGAGAACTTGAAGCACTGGTTGCTCTATCTCTCAGTAAAAAACCACCGACTGCGCCAGAAGTAGATATCTGACCAACAACTGACAATTTTTCTATTGGGTTAGTTGTGCCGATACCTACATCGCCAGCGGTATCAATTCTCATGGCCTCCGCACCGCCCTCAGCAAATGCAATCGTATCAGCGGCAGGGAAGAAGATGCCCGTGTTAGTGTCGCCCGTTGTAGTAAGTGCTGGAAGAGCCGCTGTTCCCGCTTGGACAGTCGTGACGCCTGTCGCTGATAGCGTCGTGAACGCCCCAGCCGCAGCCGTAGTCCCGCCAATCGCGACGTTATTGATGGTCCCGCCACCGTTCAATGAACCCGTGAGAGATAGCGTCCCCGCGACCTTCAGCGTCTTGCCCGAGCCGACGTTCAACCCGACGGAGGTGCCGGTTCCTGCGGCAGCGAACAGTGCGTCTACCGTGTCCCAGTCCGAGTTCGTCTTCGTACCCCACGTATCCCGTGACGCACCGACTTCCGGCTTCGTCAGGTTGAGGTTTGCGGTATAGCTATCGGCCATCGTTGTCTCCTACTGCCATGTCTGTGGCGATACGCTCGCCGGTGTCCAAGTATCGCTCGCCACGTCCAGAACCGCCCACGAACCGCCAGAGTTGCCCACCGGCGTCCACATCTCGTCCGACACCGTCTCGGCTGCCCATGTCTCTGCGGGTACCGCGTCTGGCTCCCACAGGTAGCGACCGTTCGCCGTCATGCTTGACACGACAATCGACGACGCGATGCCGAATAGTACTCGCACTGGGACGGCCTCTGCCGCGCTCTGTGCTTCGATATTACATACACCAGAATAAGTCGCAGTGCCACCCGCACTCGCGGAGCTGGTGGCTGCGGCTGTGATCGCGGCAGACCTGATCCGAACGACCGCAGCCGTAGCCGCAGACGTCGCCGCACCAGTGGCCGCAGCGAGCTGAACGACATACGGATCAGCCGTACCGCCGCTCTGTGCCGCGCCCGTAGCGGAGGCTGGCTGCACGCGGATTGATGTCGCCGCAGCACTACTCTGAGCCGCCGCCGTGATCGACGCAGTGCGCACGCGCTGTGCGGCTGCTGATGCGTTTGACGTTGCCGAGATCGTCTCTGCGGCCACGACAATCATAACCGCAACGGCGGACGCGCCGGTCGTGGCGCTTGCGGACATCGCGGCAGCTTCAATGCGCACCACGGTCGCCGTGGCGTTACTCTGAACCGCTGCGGTAGCAGACGCCACCGATCTCTGTATGGCTGCGGCAGATGCGCTGCTGGTCGCTGCCATAGTGACTGCGGCGTCTACGATCAGAGCCTGACCGTATACGCCTATGCCGTAGTCGAATGAGCCGTAGTCGCGACCGTTCGCCATATTAGTCGAGCGTTACGATGAGGGTGCCGGTGTTGAAGCGCAGGACGTCGCCCGTGTCGATTGTCTTCGACGTCGTCAGGGCGGCGTATGCGAGGAGGTTGCCTGAAGTCGAGGCGTCGAACACGCCTGCCGCTACAATCGTACCCCACGAACCGCCAGCGGTCGGGAACTCGACTGCGGCACTGTTTGCAGCCTGCGATGGCGCTGTGCCTGACACGGTGAACGATGCGCTCTGGCGGACGTATGACGTCCCCGAGCACTCCGTGCCACCACCCGTCTCGCCGGGCGCTACCGTGTAGAGAGCGACATACCACGCCGTCGGGCGAGTGGCCGTTCCTGCCGTGAATAGAAAATCGAGGACCAAGTCCTCAGAGAAATTGGTAAAGCCGGGCATGGTAGCTCCTTATCCGTAAGTGATGCGTGTACGGGCAACGAGAGGCCCACCGGAGTGCGTTGACGTCTTGCTCTCATCGTTGAGAGCCTCAAAGCGCGTCGAGTACATAGACGCGAATGTCGGGATGCGCTGATCGTCCATCAGGAACGGTGATGCGTGTACGAGTGCGCCGTACAGGTACAGGTCTGGCGCTTTTGTGAGAAGCCAGTTCGTCGTCGCAGATGTCGTGAGAGCGGGAACCTTGCCGTAGTAGATCATCTCGATCTCTAAATCGTCGCCGGGTGCCGGTACGAGTTCGATTGCGCCGTTCATCAGAGAGTAGAACGTCGACGCGGTGTAGTACTGCTGCTTGTTGATGCGGTCTGCCTCGTCGAGCGTCACGAAGCGGATCGGCTGCTGGCCGTCGACGATGTGGAGGTTGATGGCCTCGAGCCAGTCTGCCGGTAGCTGTACGTACTCAGCCGAGCTGGTGGCGGTCGCACGAACAATCATCTCACGGGTGCGCAGGCGCGTATTGATGTCGGCCTCAACGAACTGGATGAACACGGGTATCTGAGCCGTGAGGTCTTCCCGGTTGAGCCAAGCCGCGATCTGCGACTGGAGAGATGCGTAGTCGGTGATTGTGGTCATCCGTTCATCCAGTGCGTCTTGTATGGGGCGGCTTCTTCAGACTTCAGCCAGCGGCGCATTGCGATATTATCGCGCAGGATACCGCGCTGCATAAGGTCGAGGTGGACGGACATCGGGATGCGAGCAACTCGCACCATGTCGCCTGATTTCGTAGTGCGGGAGATGTCGTTGCGGATTGCGATGTTCTCTTCAGCAATCGCGTCGATCTGCGTCTCGTTCGTGAAGTGCATCTTGCCGTCGGTGTCGACGTGCATCTTCGACAACTCGCCTGAGAATGAATCGTAACCGAGTGTGAACACTCCGGGGGCAAACTCTTCGGCCATCTGTGGTTCCTATGTGTGAGGGGGGCCGGTGTTACCCGGCCCCGATCATATTAAGCAGATGGTGTGAGGTTCGCAATCGCGGCAGCGGATAGCTCGTTCTTCACGCGCAGGCCGTATTCCACGATGAGTTCCTTCTTCGTCGAGTCGCCAACGGCGGCGATGTCGAGGGTTTCGTATGGGCGGAGGTACGAGATAGAGGCGTACTCTGGGTCCATGACGATAGCGAAGCGCTCGTCGAAAAACCGGTTCGGGACGATGCTCACGCTCCCAAAATCAGAAAGATAGATATCTGCCGTTGCGACAATCTTCAACGGCGCTGCTGAGTCGTTGTACATACGCTGCGCAGCAAGGCCAGCGAAGCCGGATGCGACGGTCTTGTTGTATGGACCGGTCATCAGGATCGACGGCTCACCGCCCTGCGTCCAGACGCTCTGGATCGCGGTCTTCAACATCGTCTCGGTGAAGGCGACGTCAGTCGAGGTCGAGAGCGATGTCCAAGCGGCGTTTGGATAGCCGTTTGGCGAGGACGACAGCGTAGGTGCTACTGCGCTGTTGGCGATGCTGTTGGTGCGGAGCCATGCAGGCAAACCGGCAGTGGTACGGGCTGTTGACGAGTTACCAGCAGAAGCGGCTTGGTTCGAGCAGATGATCTTCTCGACGTCGCGCTTCAACTCCTTCGCCTTCTTAGCCGTTTCGTAGGCCAAGAGAGTGCGCATACCGGCCATGTTGACCGACTGTGCGGTGCCGGAGACGGCCACGATCTTCGTGGAAATCTGCGTGTAGTTCGCGACGCGGTTGGTGGCAACGAAGTCAGCGTCACCGGCGGTTGCGCCTTCGACTGCTGCGTTCGAGCCGTCTGCTGCTGCGAGCTGGTCTGTTTGCCACTCGAAATATGTGTTGTCAGCCGTGTCACGACCGATATTCGAGGTCATCGGGGTGCTGGTTGGGCTGATGTTGTAGATGATGTTTGAAAGGTCTTCGCGCATCGAATTGACCGCCTGATAGGTGGTCGCTTTTGTAACTGAAGCCATGACTATTTTCTCCTGTCGAGAAGTCCAAAAAGTTTAGCAGCGTCGTCGACGCTACCGGTTTTACTGAGACGATCCTTTGCACGAGAAATTTCCGTCGCTGCGCGTGGAGTGTTCGCGATAGTGCCTGAACGCATTGGCTTCGGCCCATTAGCCTGATCAGGCTTCGGTCGATTGGCCATCATTGCGTCGTAGCGTCTCGCTTTATCAAGCACCAAGATCGCCCGTGGATCGTATGCGGCTCCGAGTTCCTCGTCCGTATAGCCAACCTTCTGGCCATAGTCGCGAAGCCTGCTCCTTGCCTCGTTCCACTTCTTCTCGTCTTTCCACTCCGGCACCTTGTCGAACAGGTATTCCCTACCACGCTCGACCATGTGATGAAGCTGCGCCTGCTCCTGCTGAGATGCCATGTGAGCCATACGTTCGCGCTCGGCTCCTGTCGCAGCCACGCGCTCCTTATAGTCTCGCCACTGCTTCTCGACGATTGGGAAGTTGAGCGGGTCATCGCGATGCAGTTGTTCCCAGTTGGGTTCCTGCGGCGCGAATTGCTGTAGCTGCTGGTGCAGCGCATTAATGAGCTGCCCGTACTGCTGCCTCTCCACTTCCACTTGCTGGCGCTCCTGCGCGAAGGTCTGCACCTCCTGCTTTAGCGCCTGCGTCTTCCGCGTGTAATCGGAGTTCCGTTGGTAGCCTTCGAGAGCCTCCTTCAGCGTGATGTTCTCAGTCTTGCCGTTAATCTTAACGGTGACGAGTGCGTCAAGCGGAAGCGGCTCTGTATCTGCCCCTTCAGTCTCCTCGGAATACTCCGGCTCTTCACCTTCAGGAGCAGCGTCATACGCTGGGTCGGCCCCATCCGATTCAGTCTCTTCGCCTTCATAATCCGACGCCTCGGCTTCTGGAGCCTCGGCAGTGGTAGCGGTTCTCTTGGGTGCTTCGGGTTGGCCATCTCTGGCTCCCAGTAGGGCATCCATTTGCGCTGCTACTTCTGCAATACCGAGTTCCCCGCCTTGGGATTGTTCGGCTGATACCATCTTAAATACTCCCTTATGGGCCGCGTTTCAAGCGGCGGTTGAAAGCGGTCACAGTCGGCTCTGCGGCCAGCGCAGTTAGCTCGCTCCTGAACTCGCCTATGGCACGCACCATCCGGTACGCATCATCCCTATCGTCGCCCCGATCCGGGTGCGACATCTTCCATTTCTCGACATACGCCTGCTCCATGCGGCGCAGGACTTCGTCCGTCGCCCTGTCACGCGACAGTGCTGTCGCAGCGCGGTAGATATCTTCGAGTTCGTGCGGGGTCATCAATATACCTGATCTTCCTGCGGCTGGCCTAGCAACCCATAACCGGCACCGGCAGCTGTGGCCCCAGCAAACCCGAGAGGAGCCTTATTGACGATGAAGTCGCGCAGCATATCCTCGCGTGACAGATTGCGTTGCCCGGCTCTCTTGTCGAGCGAGCGCCTGAATAAGTCCATGAACGTGCCTTGGCTTTCGTCCGCTAGATTTGTCAGGTCACCGGCACCCATCCACAAGGATGCCTGAAACTGCGCTGGCGTCATGTCGTATCTCTTGGCTACAGCTTGCGCCATGTTCTCATACGAGCCGTACTCAGTGGCACCGGGAGTGTCTGCCCATGCCGATGGCATATTTGAAAATAATTTAGTGTCGGTGATCAATCCATCCTTCACAGCCTTGGCAAGATTGACCTCAACAACTTCCTTGCCCTTGGCATCTCTCTTAATGATGTATGGCTTGATTTTCTTGCCATAGGTTTCAACTAGTTGTCCGATCTGATCCTTGTTTAGCTTGGCCTGACCAGTAAGGAAGTCAGGGCTTCCGTCTGCCATCGCGAGCAGCCGCATAAAGTGCATATCTGCTGCGATGTTTTTCTTGTTCCCAAGCAAGTCGTTTGCAAAACCCTTTACCTTTGGATTGGCTTGAAGCCACTTAGATAAGGCTGCGCCCTTTAACTCCGGCGGTGGTTGAACTTCCCAAGCACCCGAAGATTGGTTAGAGATATTTGACGCCTGATTGCGCTGCTTGATATGGCCATAATTGTAGTCACTCGGCATATTCGGAATTTCTATATTTAGCCGAAGGGCTGCCTCCGCTGGAGTAATACCCTCTGCGCTCACCAATTCGGCTACCCGTGGTGCGTCATCGCCAAGGGCGCGATAGAAGCTAGCCATGCGGATGTTTTGCGGCACCTTTGCGCCTGTCGATGTAGCGCCTATCTTCATCATATAGTCGCGCCACTCAGCGTCGCCCTGCTTTTCGCCGAGAGAATTAACGAACCAGTCGCGCAACTCTTCAGTATTGTACCAGTCTGGCCCTTTTAATGAGATACCCTTAGCAATCTTTTCGTCAAAAATTGACGATAAAGGATTTTCTGGGTCGGACGCGGCTAACATCAGCCGATTCATCCTGTCTGTCGTTCCCTTTGATGGGGTATACCGTGGATAATCACCAGCAGACCGATCTATAGCCGCACCGAGATATTCTGGCCGAGAACCAGCAGGAAGATTTACCGACGCCAAAGGAGAATTAGACATCAGGCCACCAAACGACGGGACAAAATCTTTTATCTCAGCCTCAGATACCTTTTCTGCACCCCCAAGTATTCCTCTTGCGACAGTCTTGTTGACCATATTCTTCAACGGCCCAGCGCCGGGCATAATAGCCATTGCCGCATTGCGATAATTGCCAGACGCAGCTTCCTGCTGCGCGTCAAGCAATCCGCCTACGCCGGTCATGTCAGCCAAGCTGAAGCCGGTAGTGCCAAGCCCAGAGGAACCGATAAGCCCCTCGATAGAGCGACGCTTGTCGAATGATGGGTTCGACCCAAGCAGCATAGCGGCAATACGGTCGCGCAGCGTCGGCTCATATGGTGATAGGGTCTGCCCCTGATACGGGTTGTATGGTTCAGCCATCTCTATCTCCTCACATCATCTGCGGGGGCATTGGCGGCATCATCTGCGGTGCCGGTGCCTGTTGCGGTATCTGATTCATATTCAGCATGGCCTGCTCGCGCTGCGCTTGGAGGGAGAACATCTCCTGTATCTCGGTGCGCTGGCGGTTCACTTCGGCGTTGATCACGGCCATGTTGACCTGTGAGCCATACTTCGCCTCAATCTCTGCCGCCTTGAGCATCGCGTCGACCATGAGCTGATCGCGCTTAAAGTCAGCGTCAGCCTGCGCCTTCTTCGTCTCCAGCTCCTGCTTCGCGGCTGCGATCAGGATGTCGGCCTCGATCTGCTTCGCCTGAACCTGAGCGAGCATCTCGGTCGGGTCCATCGGCTTCTGCTGCTGCGACATCTGCTGCATATACGCATCAACTGCCGCCGGATCGACTTCCTTCACGAACTGCGCCGGGTCTTGGAACCCCGACAACTCGATCACCTGAGCGAGCGTATTGCGGTACTGCTGGAGGTCGACGAGAGGGTTATTCGGGCCGTATTTCTCGATCACTTCCTTCTGCTGCGCCAGTATCTGCATCAGAAACATCATGCGCTGCTCGTCTGAACCGCGACCGAGCGCGATGTTGACGACCATGTCCATGTCGGCGTCCCATCCGCGTGGGTCAATCGGCACGAACTTGTTGCGCAGGCGGATGATCTTCGGCTTATCCTGATGCTGCACGACGAGCTTCAGCAATCCTTGGAAGCAGCGCTTTAACCCGTCGGCGAACAGGCGAGCGATCATCTCGATGCGCTCCTGCGACGACGAGAGCTGTGCCTGCACGGCTGACCGGGTGGTTGACTGCAACACGTCGCCGTCAAGCCCCTGCGATGCGCGTGAGATGCCCGTGCGCTGCGTCTTCACGTCGTCGAGGTACGCGAGCACCCCGAGAGCCGGTTGCCCGACGAACGGCGTCGAGAGAGCCTGCACGGCACCCATCGAGCGCATACGGATCACGGCACCCGTCTCGTTGTTCATCACGTCGTCCATGTTGACCTGTGATTCGACGACGGCTGTGCGTGGGTGGATCGACTGCGCGAGGCTGTCAAGCGTGTTGCGCATGATGTTAGACTTGATGAGCTGCAAGTCCATCGTCTGATCGGCAATCGACTTGCCAAATATCGTGTGCGGTGTCGGATCCGGTGAGAGCAAAGCAAACGGTGCCTGCTGCACGATTTCATCGTGAAGGACGACTGCGCCGTTCCCGACCGTGCAGACCTTGTGCAGCTCCGCGATACCGTCGCCGTCCTTGTCGATGCGGATGTACGCCTCGACGTAGTACACCTTGTCCGTGCTCTCGTCTGGCCCCTGCGAGATGCCGAAAAAAGACTGGTCTGCCGGGTTGCGTGCGAGTGTCTCCATATTCATCTCGAAGCCGCCGGAACCGGCGTTCTCCTCGATGATCTCACGCGGGTAGCCCATCGAGACGAGTTCCGATACCGTCGCCAGCTTGCGCCGACCGACGATGATTGCCTCGTCGATTGTCGGTGCCTCGTTGTCGATCAGGAATTGCTCGGGCGGTATGCACTCGACGACGTAGCGGGGCGTCTTATTAATACGACGCACGCGCATCGAGATCGTCGGTGGCTCGACGGACATCATCGGGTCCATCGGGATGACGTTGGTCTGCATCTGGGTCACGGACATCTGCTCGGACATCGAGATCATCTCGACACCCGGCTGCGACAGGATAAACGCGGCGTCGTCCTGCGATAGGCCGGAGTAGTTGTACTCCTCGACCGTCTCGTCCGTGCGGACGTACCACGTCAGCACGCCGTCCTTCAGCGTGAGGGCGTCCTTCATGGCGTCGTGCAAAATGCGGAAGCCGTTATTCTCTTGGCCGAAGATGTAGTTGACGAGATCGGTCATCTGCTCGGCGACTTCGACATCTTCAGCGCCCTTGGGGACGAACTCGAGCGTCTTGGTGCCGCCGACGAAGATGCGCAATAGGCCCGGCATCATCGCCAAGATCGTGTCGCGCACCTCGGTCATCACGACCTGAGAGCGCCCCGCTTCCTCGTTCCCGAACAGGTTCCCGAGGTAGTAATTCATCGCCCTCTCGCGCTCTGGCGCGATGTAGCTGTCGATATAGGTGGCGCAGTCCTCAATCGCCTGACGCACGCGGTATCGGAAGTCCTCCTCGTCCATTGGCTGATCGGATGACGGCACAAGCATCCCGCTGTCGTCGTTCATCACGCGCATCGGGATCATCTCGGGATCGTACCCGCCGCCGAGGGAGAAGTCTTCGTTTGCCATGTGCCTATACCTTTCGAACACGCCACCACGACCAGCCACGTTCTGTGCCGATCTCTGGTTTCGGGAATACTTCTCTCACAGCTTGACCCACGCCGTCCATAGGGTAATCGTCGCCGCCGATCACGCCGCCGGGCTTCACCTTCGGGAGCCACGCATTAATGTCAGCCAGAACCGAGGCGTAGTCGTGACCGGCGTCGATCCAGACGAAGTCGCAACTCTCGTCGGCGAACTTCTCGGCTGCGGCTGGGCTTTCGCTCCGGTGGATGACGAGGTTCAGCCCGTCGATGCGCTTCATGTTGGCGCGGAATATCTTTGCGACGTTCTTGATCTCGGGATCCGCAAGGTGGACGTCGTCGCTGCCCTTCCAGTGGTCGACGCAGTTGAACTCGATGGCCTTGCCGGAGTTGACGATCTCGACGCCCATGAAAGATGCAGATCGCCCCTTCCAGCAGCCAAGTTCGACGAACACGGCACCGTCGCGAGCTGACGCGACGGCTTCGAGGTACGGCTTTGAGAACTGGAACCAGCCCTCGATCTCCTCGTAGAAGTGTTTCACTTGCGCTTCATCTTTCCGGCTTCGGACATCGCGATTGCGACGGCCTGCTTGCGGCTCTTGGCCATTGGTGCCTTGGCCGGGCCTTTAGGGTTCACGCCTGCCTTTAGCGTACCCATCTTGTATTCGCCCATCACCTTGCCGATCTTAGCCTGCGCCTTGCTCATCTTCTTCATGCTGCTGCCCCTTCGATCTCGGCCATGACCATGCTGTCCATGTCACGCTCGGCCTCTGCGTGCTCATGCGAAAACTCAAACACTCCTATGTGCCGCACTTCGGCTGACACGGCATTGTCGATCATAACCTTGAACCCGTGCCTCTGCGCCAGCTTGCAGAAGTAGATATCCTCGCCGACGTATTCGCCAGCCTTTGGCGCGTACCCGACCTGAAACCACGGCTGCGGGAGAGCCTTGAACACTTGCGCCTTGATCAGCATGACGCCCATGCCGACGGCGTCTACTTCCTGCGTCCGCGACTGCGCATCATCCAGATAGATGCACTCCAGCTTCTCGAAGTTCGAGAACGCGACCGTCTTCGTCGGCATCCTGCGCGTCGGGTAGTTCGCTGCAACGATGTCGAGATCGTTCGCCATCATGCGGTGCGCGATGTTCTTCGGGAAGCGCATATCGCTGTCGAGGAACAGTATCCAGTCAGCGCCTTCCTTCAGCGCGATCTTGACGAGTTTCTGGCGCTGGTCAGCAATTAGCGTACCGCTAACCGTATGTATGTTGAACTTGGAGCCGACGGGCGCTGCGCCGTACCAGTGCGCGGACAGCGTCGCGAGATCGTGGGCAAAACCGGTGTCGACGTGGTCGCGTGCCGGAACGCAGATGGATAAGTTGATCGGTTGGGTCATGGGTTACCTCTTCTTACCCGCAACGCGCATATTATCGACCAAGTTCGGGTACGGTCGCCCCGCCTTCTTCGCCGTTCTCTTTGCCGATGCCTTCTGCGATGGCGTCAGCTTCTCGCTCTTGCCGAGCGCCTTTGGTCGCGCCTTGTCCCATACCTGCTTCATGGTCCCCCCTTTGCCTTGATACGTTTGCTCAGTGCTGCCGCTTTCTGCTTTGCGTCTGACGTAGACGACGCGCCCCAAGCCTTCAGCGCGAGCAGCTTGCGCGTCGGCTTGCCCTTCTCGTCAAAGTCCGGCCCCTTGACGCCAGCCATGCGTGCCAAGAAGCTCGCCTTGCGACCGAGTGCCTCGTCGGACTTCGGGGCGCCCTTCACGGGTGCCTTCAGGTTTGCGCCCTCGGTGCGCTTGAAGAACGCACGACCGGCGGCGTTCAAGCCACCGACTGGGTTCTGGTACTTCTTTGCGACCATCAGTCTTCGTCCTCGGCCATCATCGCACCAGCAAGCTCATCGTCTTCGTCTGTATACTCGTACTCATCCTCGGCCTCGTCGCCCTCATCGCCCTCATCCTTGATCGGGCCACCGACGATCCAAGCGTCGCAAGTACGGCTAGAAGCGCACTTGAAATCGAATATCTCGCAGTATCCCAAGTCGCCAGCCTCGATAACGTCCATCGCATCACGTTCCGTGTCCTTCCCCTCGATGCCGGTGCGGATACACTCCATCATTGCAGATGTCTGGTTGAACGCCGCGCAGTTGCCGCAGAGCTGCGTCTTGGCCTCGTCCGGTGTTACGTCCCACGACTGCGCCTTCATTGCCCAGAAGCGGTCATTGCGCTGCTCTGGGTCCATCGGGCCGTAGTTGGCCTTGTCGATGGCCTTGCCGCGATTGCGCAGGTTAGCCGTTATGTCTCGTGTCTCTACGGGGCATGATTCAACCATCACAGTAATTCCGTCACTGACACGGTGGACGCCACAACTGCGGCGTCCTTGATCACGGCCATCTTATGCCCGGGCGTGACGGCAAAGATTTGCGCGTCGTTCACGGGGAGCATCGCAGACGTCGTAACGCTCGCCGTCGGAGCTGCGCCAAATGCGATGTGGCAGTGGCCGAGAGACGCCGCGACGCGAACCAGCGTCGTCGTCGCACCAAATGCCGTGCTCGCCACGGAGCTATTCGTCACGGTAAACACTTGAGAAACGCCAAGCGTGCCGACCGTAGGCACCAGTTGACCGTTGCTGTCCTTGATAATCGTACTCATGTCGCGTCCCCTTCGTGGGTATGTAAATCAATGCCGCGCAAGTTACACCGTTCAGACGACACCCGCAAGGTTTCGCCGCAGCGGCTTGCCCTTGAGCCACGACGACGCCCTGCCGCCCACCAGCGCAGCGGTCCCCGCAAACGTCAGGCACAGCGCGTCGGCAAGATCGGGCGAGCGCATACCGCGCTTACGCATCAGGTCTTTCGATTCCACGACGATCTTGCCGGTGCTGGTGAACGTGTACCGCGGAGCGACAAGCTCATGCCGCAGCGATGCGTCGTTGGGTATCTTTACGCCCCGTGTTGACAGCCAGTCGCGCACCGAGAGCCACAGCTCGTCGCGCAGCCGGTTGGCGTTCGGGTTCATGGCAGACGTTTCTGCGACATTCACGTCGCGCACGTTATAGCCCATCTCGCGCAGGCGATCAGCGACGCCCGATCCGAGGCCGATTGTGTCGACGCATATCTCGTCGGGCCGGTCGATGTTGGCCTCGTTGACGATTGCGCCGACGAGCTGCATCAGGTCTAGGCCACCCCACGACTTCACCTCGATCACGACATTCCCCCGGCGCTTGCACAGCGCGGACCGGTCAGACCCGAAGCGTGCGACGTCGACGCCGTACACCATCACGTCCTGCTCAGTGCCGGACACGTCCCGCGTCATCGCGCTGTCGACGATCTCTGCCGCTATAAGTGTGTCGTCGTCGGCTACGGCAAACTCGCCCAGCACGCGGATGCGGTAGGCGTTGCTCTCCTCACCATACGTGGCCCTGATCTGGTCGACGAAGTCCGCAGCCACCAACGCATTATCGACGCAGCTTACGTGCATCGTGTCCCAGTCGCTCGCCAATTCGTGGTGCGTCTTGTAAAACATACCGCTATTTCGCGTCGGGTTGCCGATCAGGATCGTGCAGGCCGAGTGCCCCGACATCGAGCCAGCTGCGGCCTCGTACACAGCTTCAGGCACCGCCGACGCCTCGTCGATGATCAGCAATACGTGCTCGCTGTGGATACCCGCGAGAGCCTCTGGCCGGTCGGACGACGACGTGCGTGCCGATGCGAACGAACTCTCGGGCGCACCCTTCAACGCAATCCTGTCGCTGAACACGTCAAAGCTGTCGCGCAGCACCGGGGGCAAGCGGTTGACCTGCGCCTTCAGCTCGGAGAAGAGAGCGTCGAACAACTGCCCCGCGGTGGGTGCCGTCATCACGGTCTTCTGCGGGAAGCGCGTACACATGAACCAGACTACGGCCCACGCGCACACAGTGCTCTTCCCGACACCGTGACCGGCGCGGATGCTGATGCGTCGGCGACCGGCGGCGACCTTGCGCAGGGCGTCCTCCTGCCACTTGGTCGGCGACTGGCCCAGCACGTCGCGCACGAAGCCGACGGGGTTGCTGCGGTAGAGTGTTATGAAATCGTCGAACGTAGATGCTGCATCAGTACCGGCCATCGTTGCTCCCCTTCAGGCGTAGCTGCACGCCCAAGCGTTTAGCTATATCGCGCAGTTGATGCAATGGCAGTCCCGTCATGCGCTGCACGTCAACCTGATACGCTCCAGCCGTAAGCATCTCTATCGCTAGGGGCGGCACCTCGTAATTGTGCGCGTTCCTCGCCCTGCTCTTGCGCGACATATCACGCATATTCTCGCCCTGCGTCGCCGCAAACAGGTGCTCGGGGTTCACGCACAGCTTCACGTCGCAGCTGTGGCAGACGTACAACCCGTCAGGTATCTCGCCGTGCGCAATCTGGTAGGCGATGCGGTGGGCCTTGGCGCTGATCCGCCTGCCGCCGTCCGTGATCACCATCATGCCATACCCGCCCTGCGAGATCGTGCCCGTCCACACGTGGCACCCATCCTCGCGCACGATTACCTTGCGCGTCAGGTGGTCGATCTGCTTCACGCGCAGCGGTATACGTTCAGCCATATCGTGTCCCGCCAATGAAAACGCGTCACAAATACCACAACTTTGTGAATTTTCGTGACGCGCTGTGAATTATCGTGACGGGTAGGGGGGGGTGGGGGTAAAGTTATGGCTGCAGCTTAGCCTCGATCACGCGGTACACGGACGATCTCGCGATGCCCAAGCGCTTGGCGATCTCAGTGGGCGCGATGCCCTGCGCGATAAGCTCGACGACAGCGTCGCCCTTCGCCATCGCCGTCGGCTTGCGCCCGAGGTACTTGCCGTCGCGCTTCGCCTTCGCGATGCCCTCACGCTGGCGCTCCAGCATCATCTCACGCTCGAACTGTGCCACGCTGCCGATCACGTTCAGCATCAGCTTGCCCGTGGGCGTCTGCGTGTCGAGGTTCATTGCGAGGATGCGCAGGGATGCGCCGCGCTTCTCGATCCGGTCGACGATGCCGACGAGGTCGCCGACGCTGCGTGCGAGCCGGTCGAGCTTCGTCACGATGAGCACGTCTCCATCTCGTAAGTAGTCGAGCGCGGCGTCGAGTTGCTCGCGCTTGGCGACCGATGACACTTGCTCGGCGAAGATGCGCTCGGCTCCGGCTGCGGCTAAGTCGCGCTGCTGTGCCTCGTATCCGGCGACCTGTTCCGTGGTGCTTGTGCGGGTGTATCCAATTTGCATTTCGTGTTCCTGTCGCGTTTGAGTGTACGGGGTGCGGGGGGTCATTGCAGCAGCCGCCCCCGCCAGCCGGGGGGCCGGGGGGGGTCTGGCGCGCTCCCGCCGCCCGATTTCCCCTCCCGCACCGCCAAGCCTTAGACGTTGTAGGACGCCGCGTCCCATATGTCAACTACCGTTTCAGTGGGACGCTATGCGCTGTCCCGCCTCATGTCCCGCACAGGCAAGCCCTATTCGGACGCGACGTGATCGATGATGATCGTGTCGGCTGTCTGTCTCGCCTTGTCGTTCAACCGCTTCAGCGCATCGAGGTGCATGACGTGCGTATGCTCGACTGCGACGTCGAGGTTCACCTGCTGCTTCACCTTGCCCATCGTGCGGTCGAGGATTTCCTTGGCCGCCCCGAGCGCAGCTCCGGCGTTCTCGCTTTCGAGCAGCCGTGCGAGCGTGGCGATCGCCGGTGCGGAGA